GGTTCTAGGGAGAAGAGTGGAATTTCTCAGGGCTCATGGATCGGTTTTAACACTGAAAATTAGTACAATAACCTGTTTAAAAACATCTTTCTACTGGAAAAGTCTGAGATTACAACTAACTAATAAAAGGGGATAAGAAAACCCCGGGTTATGAAATCAATTATGTGTCCTTTAATCGATAATCTATGAAATCTATTTTTGTTTATCGATTTTGAAAAAGAATGGAAAAGCGGATACATATCAGTAAGATCTGGAAGATGATGGAAGAAAAGGACCGACTGGGAAAGCCGAAACCTTTTACTTTCAGGTATGCAAAAATGAACGGTGAAATTGAAACGTACAAAGATGCAACCATGACAAGTATTCACAGCAAGGGTGTAACGGTAAATATCATGCCGGCAGGTGAGAAAGTTCCGCATACATTCCGTAAAATATTGATTCTAAGGTTTAACGAATTTAAAGTTTATCTATAATGGCTAAGAATACAAAGGGTGCTTCTGAGGTTTTTGATTTTGGTGAAAGTGCATTCCTGGCGGGTGGTGCTGCCATGGTGATCATGACCGACAGCCGGGATATGGTGGGCGATGTGAATACTCCTACCCAGGACTTTACTTTCAAAAGTGCTAAGGAACCGGTGAAGTTTGTACGACGTGGTGCAAACAATAAACTCCCCATTGAAGTGATGGAGAAAGTTTATGCCCAGACTACCGTTGGTGCCAACATAGAATTTAATTCTAAGATGGCGTATGGTGATGGGATAATGGTGATGAAGAAAGTCAAGGATCCCATAACCGGTGACATAAAGCTTCAGGAACAATTGCCATCCGATTACCCTGAGATATTTAAATTTCTTGAGGACAATAATTATATCAACAGCCAACAGGAATGGGCGAATGATCTATCCGTATTTTATGAAAGTTTCTGTGAAATCATTCTGGAAGCCGGTAGCAATAAGATTTATTCTATACAACCGGTTGAATCAATAAATAGCCGTGTATCGCTGGTAAGTCCTACAAGTGGTAAAATAGAGTATCATGGGTTTTGCCTGGACTGGCCAAATGCGTCTGCAGAAAAAATAAAACTTACACCCCTGTTGGATCGTCGTATTTTCCTAATGGATTTAAAACGCCGGTTGGGATTAGAACTGGATCCTACAACGAAAAAGAAATCGGTAGTAAAGGATAAATCTTTTATGCTTCAGCTGATGCTTCCAACTCCGGGACGGTATTACAATGGTAAACCATATTGGTGGAGCATATTTACTGACTGGTATGATTTTGCATGTGCTATCCCGGCATTTAAAAAGGCATTGCTTAAGAATCAAATGGTACTGAAGTATGATGTGAAGATCAATATCACCTTCTGGGATAAACTCTTCAAACAGGAAGCAATTACTGAACCTGAAGCAAAGAAAGTACGACGTGCAAAGTTCCTGACCGATATGAATAACTTTCTGTCAGGTGGTGAAAATGCCGGTAAATCGTTCGTCTCTCATTTTGAATACGATAAAATTAAGGGCTATGAAATCAATGATATCATTATAAAAACCATTGATAGTTTTTTCAAAGGTGGTGAATATATTGATGACTCTGAAGAGGTGACTAACATTATCAGTGGTGCCATGGGTGTACATCCTTCTATTGTTGGTGCCACTCCGGGCAAAGGTAAATCAATCAACGGTACTGAAGCCCGGGAACTGTTTATCATTAAACAAGCTATGATGAAACCTATTCGTGACCTGTTGGTGGCACCGCTTTACCTGGTTAAGGCAATCAATGGTTGGGATCCGGATGTATTTTTTATTATTCCGAATATAATGCTCACCACATTGGATCAGGGAACCGGGGCGGTGAAGGCAATAGGAAATCAAAAAGTTTAATTATTTACTATTTATTCATTTACTATTTACTATTTACCATGGGCGCAATCATTTCGACAATTGATCAGTTATGTAAGACTGTAAAGATAAATAAGAGTATTCCGTTTGATGTTGTGGAACCTTTCCTGACTACGGCGCGTGATATTTATCTGGTTCGGTACCTGGGTGTAGAGATGGTGGAAATACTTGAATCGGAAGAGACTCCGGAACGGGCAGTAAAATTACTGAAGCTCGTTCAAAATGCATTGGGACCATTGGCCATTTGGTTGGGAACGGCAGAGTTATCGATACGGTTTAGTGATTCAGGGTTTACAGTATCAAAGAGTGATGCTGCAACCGGGTTTGTTCCGGCCAGTGATACAAAAATAAGCAAGGTGGAAGAAAGCCTGGAGCGTCGTGGTTTTCAATATCTGGATGCAGTGCTTGAATATCTCGAAACGAATGCAGACCTGTTTCCGGAATGGAAAGAAAGCCGGTATTATACGCTCCGGGGTGGTAACTACATTATCACTGCTACTCAGTTTCAGGAAATCGGACTGGTGGATATCGATTACAGCCGGTTGACTTTTGAAAGCCTTAGGTCAGTAATGGGAATGATTGAACTACGGTTCGTCAAAGAACTATTGAGTGATACACTGGATACTTCTCTTCGCAGTAAATTGAACGGACTGCCTACTCCTGCAGAAATACAACTGATTGCATCCGTTCGCCGGTTCGTGGCCTGCAAAACAGCTCAGATCATAACCAGTGAAGCGAGTAAGGCTAACCGATCGGGTAGTGATGTGAAAGAATATAAACCAATTATCCGGCCATTGTATGCGGATCCGAATGATAACGGGAATTTTTTCGCTGAACAATCGGGATATTATTTCAGTAAAATACAACAGTGCCTGGTGATTTATGGTGTGGAGTTTGGAATTGTTCCCCCGGAACCGGCAATGAATTGGAATGTGTTGGAGAATAAAATTTTTAATATGGAGGGTTAACACCTCACCCCCTAACCCCCCTTTCCCAAGGGAGAGGGGGACAAGACGCAGTATCTTTTATTTATCAACTTTAAATTATTTATATGATAGTTGCAAATGTTTCCGGAAATGAAGTTCTTTATAATGAAATTACGAAACAGTGGCATTTTATAGATGGTACAATTTCAGATAAAAATAATATTCGAGGTTGTGTTCGATGTGGAAAACTACCTACTGTTGATGGTCATGATTCGTGTATTGCAAATTTACCTGGAGTTAAAAATGCTTGTTGTGGACATGGTGTAGAGGATGGATATATTCAATTTGAAAATGGATTGGTATTAAGAGGCAGATTTTCTGTAGATCAAGATATAAAAACAATATCATAATCAACCAATCATGAGAATATTACATATTGAAAATTATAACTATCCGCTTCCGGAGAGCCTGAATGAGATGACAACTGATCAGTTGATATTTCTTTCGAAGTTGGTGGATAAGGTGATTCCTATTCAGGAGGTAAAGGTGAAGATGTTGTTTTGCTGTCTGGGTGCGAAGGTGAAGCGAATGAAGAATGCAGGGTATTACCGTATCCGGATTGAAAAGTTCGTATTTGCCATGACGGTGGAACAGGTGGCTGAAGTATCCGGTGCGTTTGATTATTTGTTTACTGATCCGGATAAAGAGGGACGTTGTTTTTTTGACTGCCGGTTAACGGTGAATCCATTCCCGAAAGTGAAGTTAGGATACAGAATAATATTTGGTCCTGCCGATGCATTGACTGACATTTGCTATAACCGGTATATTTATCTGGAATCGTATCATTCGGTCATGGAGAATAAACCGGAGGCTGTATATGCTTTTTTGGGATGCTTGTTTACCGACCCGCTCGCGAAAAAGCGAACGGGTCGAAATGAGTTTGATCCGAACAATCTACGCCTGGAACTTATGCAGAAAATAAAGCCGGAGGTAGTAGTATTGATGTGTTGGTATTACCTGGGAAGTATCCGGTTTATTGCGGATAAGTTTCCACGGATATTTAGTGGTGACGGTGAAGTAAGTACCGGAAGTGCATACGATGGACAACAGAAACTTATGGACTTTATTGCCAAAGGTGATCCGGCAAAGAAGAGAATGAATAAAGAAGATAATCTATATGATATATTGTATTCGTTGGATTATATGCTGGAGAAAGAGGAAGAGAAGACAACGACCCCCAACCCCTAAAGGGGGGTAAGACAAGAGAATAGTTTGTATAGTTTGATTTTTTTCGCCCTGTACTGGTCTGTGAAGATAGGTACAGGGTCTTTTTTTTTGTTGTTAATAAATTTACATATCTTTGCAGAATAATATTTATTAACCCTATAAAATAAAATGTTTATGAAAAAAATTATGTTAGTGGCTGTAATGGTGATGTTTTATTTAAGTATTTTTTCTCAATCACCAACTGATTCGATTAAGGCTAAATTTATGTATTGCGAAATTGTAGGCACTGGAAGTTTATTTAGTACTAAAGTAAAGATTGAAATTGATTATGGTCAGGAAGTAAGTTTTTGGAATCAAGCTAATGGAAGAACATTGAAAGATGAAACGGGAAATTCTATTAAATTTAATTCAATGGTTGATGCGTTGAATTTTATGGGGACTAAAGGATGGGAGTTTGTTCAGGCATACAACGTGCTTAAATCTAATCAGGATGTATATCATTGGTTATTAAAACAAGAGATAAAAAAATAAACTTTTAATCATAAAAAACTATGATTTGGATTATCATTATCATTACTGTAGCTATGCTTTTTCTTTTTATACAATCAAAAAAACCAGTTTATACAAATGAACCAGAACCGGAACCTTATGTCCATCGTGATTTTAGAACTGAGGCTATATTGAGAAATATAGAGTATATGGGTGACCCTGCCAAAGAGGTTGGTGATTTTACTATTGATGTTAAAGGTTTATTTTATAGAACCAAGAAAGCTCAGTTACGTGCATGTGAACTTGCTGAAACAGAAATATTGTTTTTAGAAATAGACAATAGAAATCAGCATGATAAAAATGCTATAAAAGTAAAAACGTTTGATGATATTTTTATTGGATATGTAGATGAATTTTATTCAAAGAAAGTTCGTCAAATGATTGATTCTAATTTTGAAATAGATTGTTTTGTAAGTTCTGTTTCATTGGATGATATACCATATGTCTCTATGCAATTATATTATTCTGGAAATAAACAACTAATTTAAAAAATAATTGTATTTTTATTTGGTAGATAAAAAAAAGTTTCGCACTTTTGCATCGCTGAATACAATTATAGGGCTTTAGGCCCACCAAACGAGGTGGTTTTTTTATGCCAAAAAATGAAACTTATTTAAAATATGGCGATGCCATATATCGAGCCGCTTAGAACGGTAATTGCCCTATGGTGTATTCAGCAGCGATATATGAGCATCGCTTTTTTATGCTCTAAAACTAAATGCTGAATACACCAAAATGACAACAACCACCATCCGCAGGCTACGTCCTGCAAAGCCTGTCAAGGGCAAAACAGTAAGCAGTGTAGAATCACTTGCCTTTCTGCGTGAATTTTATCTGGAAGTAAAACGCGAAATCAAAAAGCGCGAAACAATTATGATGAATGGCAGTCGTACCCCTGATTGTGATTCTGTGTCTTTTCTTGGTGAGAACTTTAGCCTGACTATTGATTTTAAAGAAAAATTCAGAGTATGACAATTATCAATGGAATGGAAGTACGCGACGAATTGATCGACTTACTTAAGAACTGGGCACCTTATAACGAAGATTGTGAAAGCCATGTTGATTCGGCTATTGAAAGTCTGTTTGAATTAAATGATTATCTGATCGGTGCCCTGACAGAGGTAGTGACTGATGATATTGTACGAATGAGAGAAATCAGTAATTACCTCATTAACGTGAAATCACTCAAGGATGATTTGAAAGAATTGAACGGAATATTGAAAGTTTGTAAAATTGAAAGGAAAAAATGATGATTGAATAGTTAATCATTTATAAATATAAATTGTATATACTTGATTAACAATTGATTACATTATCTTTATATCGAAATTAAACTATAAATCTTTTAAATCAATCAAAATGGAAACAAAAATTATTTCATTTGAAGAAAACAACATTACCTTTTTACTTTCAAAAGATAATGGAATGATGATTAATGCCACCGAAATGGCAAAGATATTTGGTAAACAAGTTAATGAATTCATGTCAAATGAAAGTACAATTCTATTTGTTAAAGAAGCTTTAAATAACGGGAATTCCCGTTATATTAACATTTCAAATCAAGATGAATTGTATCGTACGAATCAAAAATCTGGAACATTTATGCACCGAATTTTAGCTTTGAAATTTGCAGCCTGGTTAAGTCCTAAATTTGAATTATGGATCTATTCCACCATTGAAAAATTACTATTCGGTAAACACGTTGACAGGGAACAATCTTTTGAAAGAACATTATCCTTACAGAAGGAATTAGATATTCTGAGAGATAAGCCGAATAAAACAGGTGCAGATTTTGAAAGATACTTAGAAATTCAAACATTGATCCGGAGAGAAAAAACAGTCAGATCGTTGCTTACAAAAGAAAGTATAAATGAAATGGCAGATTTATTCAAAGAACAAGAATGAAAAATAACTGACGATAATGAAAGGCCTTACAGCAATGTAGGGCTTTTTTTATGTCCTTTAATTGATAATCGGTAGATTATATTTTTGTATTCATAAATTGATACATAAAATTTATGGAAGAATATAATCATTTTGCATATGGCCTACAGATGGCTACGCGGTTGAAGGCGGTGAAGCATACGGACCAGGACAGGCGTTGGTATGAATGTGCTGAGAGCGATAACCTGATAAGCCTGATGCAACGACTGAGTAGTGTTACCGGTACGGTGATGATCGGGCTGGATGGTAAGAATTCGGATTTCGGGTATAATGATGCTGAGTCGCTGAGAAAGAAACCGCAATACTTTTTTATGATCCTGACCACTGCCCGGGCAGATGATTCGGCGGCTATACTTGCGGGTCAGGAAATGTGCGAAGGAATTGCCCTTCAGATACAGGCGCGCATGATGTTGGATAGCCGGAATTATGATAATGGATTGACAGGGTTTATTCCGGAATCGGTAACCATTCGCGGGATTGGTCCAATGGGAGATAATCTGTTTGGGGT